CCAGAGATTAAGTGCTGGGTTGAGGTTTCAGTGTAAGGTGTATTGAGAGGTTGACCAAAAGAGTTGGTGCCACGGACCACGTCAGCGATAGCAGAGAAAGGACCACCAAGATTTGAGAATGGGCCAGTAAAAAATCTGATACCACCTTCCTCTGAGGTTGGGACGCCAAAGAACTTGGCCATATCAACATACTTGAATGAGCCATCGTCTTCTTGTCCCAGGGTAATAACAAAAGGATTTCCTTTTAAGTAGGAAGGCTTTTGCTCTTCTGCTTTATCGGCCAAGTCAGGGTGCCTTAAGTCCCATTGCATATTCCAGGCACGTGGAGCTAGGAAGAAAGGTATAAGGCGCCAAGGTTTTTCAGCAGCAGTGTTGACAAACATTCTGCCATACATTACAGGGAAAGAAAGGAATGGCACGATGGTATCAAGGACTGGAGTGTTCTTAAAGAACTGAACAAACTTAGGAGCTAGGTCATAATTAAGATGGTATTTGTCAGCAATCTGCATGGCCTCCACCGCAGAGTAACCTTTATCAGTTTTGTTTAAGAAGGTCGCATACTTATTGAATGCGTCTAGTGAACCAAAGTTTTTACCAATATCTTCCAATTTATCTGAACCTTTGACCACAATGTTGTAGAGTTTGTCGGCTAAAGTATCAGCACTCTTTACATTCTCGAAGGCTTCACCAATACCCTGTAAAACAACGGAATCAACGAAGGTGGATTGTCGGCCACCTAAAGATAAAAACTCTTGGAGCTTAGGGGACAGGACCTTGCCTGTGCGGATAAATTCAGGAAACTCTTTGGCGGCTTGCTTAAAGTATTTCCAGTTGCCAGGATTAAAAGGAGAGTTGCCAGCTAAGGTTTGCATTCCCAAAAGACCAGACATAAAGTTGGTTCCCCAAACAGGGATATTCAAAACAGTGCGGGAAGCACGCCAGATAGCACCATACCAGGAGATAATGCCTGGAATATCTGAAACTAATTTGTCGTAGGAGAATTCTTTCTCGAAAGATTTGGCGATGTCAGAGCGAATGAACTTACCAGCCAAAGGACCAAAGCGTTTGTCTTCAGGGATTTTGGAGAAACCTTCCACAAAAGTATTGGAGAATAGGTCAGGTCTGTCGCCAATAAGGTTGAGAGTTTTTATATCAGTCCATTGATTTGTCAGGTAATTGATGGTGCGTCCAACTGAGCGCTCACCTTCAGTGACGTAGCCACGAAGTTCCTTAACTCTTCGGCCCAACTCAGCAATAGCTGAGGTATCACCAGCATTGACTTTGTCAATGAGGTCCTGAGGAATCTTGCTGGCCTTTGAAACAGTGGCTTGCATTTTAGAGTTGAGGGCTTGAAGATAAGCAGTTCCCCATTCTTGGTCAGATAATTTCTTTTTAGCTGAGGAGAATGAAATTGCCACATCATTGGCAATATCCATGTCAAGGTTGGTGTCGGGTAATTCCTGAGCAGCTTTGTCGTAGAAAGTGCGAACATATTTTTTAATGTTGGTGGCAAATTGTTCTGGCTGAACCAGTCTCATTTGTTTAGCTTTTTCAAGGGTGATGAATCCGTTTTGTACAGCTTGGTCCAATTCTTTTTCATACATCAAAACATTGGCGGCAATCTCTTCGTGGACCTTATTAAAGGCAGAGCTAAGCTCATCAACCTTGGGCAAAATGTCTTCACCTAATTGAATACCAGTAACACCTTTCTTGGACAGTTCCAATTCTTTTTGAAAGTCACCACGCAATAAAGCGCCAGTCTCTTCGCCAGACATAACACGGCCAAGGATTTTCTCAGCCTCCTGTTTGGCTTGCTGATAAAGAAGGGAGGTTTTAGATTCAAAAGCAATCTTGGCTCTTTCAATTCCCTGAAGTTCCTGGTCAAGTGGCAGGTCAGAAACTTTATACTTAAAGAGGTTTTGCCAGAAATCAGTGAGAGGTGAGAGCTTGTCATTGGCAATTCTTTTAACGGTTTCAACTCCTTGCTGCCAGATATTCTGAAGAGGGTTTTTATCTAATTCTTTTAAGGCTGTCTTGAATTGTTGAGCCAGCTCGTCATTGGCGGTGGCTGCGTCAAGGGCTTTGTCGATGAATCCTTCAGTGTCAGCTTTGAATGCGGCAGTGCGAGCGTCTTGTAAAAATTGTCCGAACTCTGGTCCAAATTTTCTTAGTTCTTCTGTGGCTGAGGGTAAACGAATTGGAATGTCACCAGCAGGTAAAATGTTTTCAGCTAGGTCGGGAAGTGTTTTGTTCTTTTTAAGGAAGTCTCTGATTTCTTTGCCAGTCATTTTGATTTTCTCGCCAGAGATTTTTCCTGGGATAGCTTTAATTTCTTGGCCAAGGTCAGTGGCAATGTCGCCAGCTTTCTCAACAACCTCGTCGGTTTTATTGACAATGTTTCCTAGATTTACTTTTCCTTTAGCCGCAGCAGCCTTGACTGTTTCAATAATCTTTTCTGTTTTCTTGGAAATCTCTGGTAAAACATCATTAAAGTTTTTGCCGATATTGATTAAGAGTTCGTTGGTTTTTGGTTTGGCTTGGAGGGTAAATCCATCACCAATTAAAGGAGTACCTTTCTTAAATTTGGAGAGGAGAGTTTTTTCTATGTTCAAATTGCTGATAGTGTCAAGGGCTTTGGTTAAATCAATGTTGACAATGTCGGAACCAGTGGATAAATCAACAGGCTTAACTTTGAAAGCGTTCTTAAGAAAGGTAACAAGTTCTTCTGCTTTACTGATTTTAACAGCGTCATCTACTTTGTTCAAAAGTTTTTCAGCCGTTTTCTTTTCACCACCTGGACCAGGCGCCGCAATCTCAGCAGTTAAACCAACAACAAGCCCAGGAAAAGAGTTTGGGTCTAGGCCAGCAGTCTTAGGAACTTCTTCCATTAGCGCTTGTTTTTGGGTGACACCTCTGACAACACCTGGAAGTATTGGGTGAATCAATTCGCCGATGTCTGTCTTCTTGCCTTTGTCGGCACCAGATATTTGAGTAAGTTTTATTCCAGTTGAAGGAGCTTGATAGTTTCCCTGTTCAAATTCGCGGCCAGCTTTGATGGCACCGCCAAGCATATAAGAAGGAAGATTCAAAACTTCAAGGCCAGCCCTTGCTGTTTTAACGGCGGGGTTGACTACATTTTGTACGGGTTGAGGCAGGCTTTTAGTGATACCAACAGGCTGGTCAAGTTTTAACCAAGAGCCAATACTCTTTGGAATTGAGGCAATAGCTTTAACAGTATTTGTTATCGGTGCTGGGATATTGACCTTAATATCGGGGACTTTAATCTTAGACAAAACATTGCCGAGGCCGTTTTTTTCCTCATCATCTTTTGGTCTAAAACCAATTGCTTTCAGTAAGTTGCTTGCCATTACTTACATTATAGCCACTTTCGGGGATATAACTCAATTGGTGAGTGCCAATTAAAAAGCAGATTTGATAGCGTTTATGATTCCACTGAGACCACCAGTTTGCTGATTTGTCTGGGTAGTTTGCTGTTGTCCAGTTAGCTGAGAATAGATATTGCTGAGGGCTGGAGTGTTGTTTATCAAGTTGCTGGTCTCATTGTTTTTATTGAGGGTGCCATAGATATTGCCCGCTTGTTTTAAGAGTAGGTTAGTGGTACCACCAGCAGTGATTGGAATGTCAATCTCTTCACCAGTTGTCGGTAAGATACCGTGAACAGTTCCTCCAGTTATGTTTCCACTGGAATCTTTTTGAGCAATGATTTCTCCACCATTATCCAAGATACTGGCAGTAAGTTGGAATAATTGTTTTGCCTCATTGACTTTTGTGGTAGCGTTACCAACAGAAGTTTTAGCGGCTTCAGCCACAGCAGTCTTGTATTGATAATCCATTTGGACCAACCACAAACCCCAAGCCATTTTCTTTTCAGAAATTTGATTGGCAACGTTGACTCTAAGAGTGTCAGCTTGATTCATTGCAGATTCAATGGCGTCAAGTTTTTTATTGTAAGCCATTGTTTCTTGGCCCTGGATAGAAGAAATCTGTTGTCTTTCCCAAGAATCAATTTCTTTAATTTGATTATTGGTTTGGAAGTCAAGGTTAGATTTTTGTCTGGTATAGAACTTCACGGTCTCGTCGACAGCGTCAGAGAAATCTTGTAGAGCAGCAGTGGACTTGGTAGCAATGGCACGGAGACCAGTATTAAAGTTAAGAAGTAAATCAGATTCTTTACCTGCGGCAAAAGCTGAATCAGAAACTCCTCTGGCCCGCATAATCCTTTGCATTTCCAAAGACATATCTCTCCAGTTTCGAGCTAAGGTTTCAACAGTTTGACTGGTTTCTTCTTTGAAGGCTTCCTTTTCTTTACCAATGGCTTTAGTTTCCTGTTCTTCTTTAGCGGTGAGGTCAGCTTCAGTTAAGGTTTTTTGTTCTTTAGCAGCGGTTCTTTGTTCTTCAGCGGTCATTTTGGCTTCCTCTTTTTGTCCACCGAGGATTCCTAAAATGCTTTGATACTCACGGTCAGCAGCGGCAACAGCTCTTTCTTCAATAGCTCTGGCTAAAGTTTCAGTATCGCCAGTAACTTCTTCACCGTATTGTTTAATAAGGTCAGAAAGGTCAGTGTCTTTCAGGTATTGACTACCAGGAGTTTTGGCGATGATGTCACTGGTCTTAACTTTAGGAGTAGTACCACCGTTATTGGAACCTCCAAGATTCCAACCAGTATAACCACCAGCAGCAATGTTAGCCATAATAGCGTTTTGGTCTGTCCACCCACGATTTTTATATTCTTGAATAAGTTGGTCAGTTGAAAGTTGTTGGCCAGAATTTGTTGGTTGAGGATTATTGGTGGCTTTAATAGTAGGAGCAGCGGCAGAATTAAAGCCAGAACGTTCAGCGGCCTTTTGTTCAATAGCGGCTTTTTGTTGAGGAGTAGTGGCCTGTTGGGATTGGGAATAACCACCAATTGATTCTAATTGTTGAGAAATACCATAGTCTGGCAACGGATTACCCAAAGCTTTACCAACAACGTCAATAACCTTACCGACTTTACCAGCTATGTTAGCCGCAGTTGGGTTTGAAGTAATTGCACTGAGAACTCTGTTTGAAAGTGAATCTGCCATATAAAACTATTATTATCTTGTTAAGGGAATTGGTCAATGCTTGGGACTTGACACTCATAAAGTATTGTGTTTTAATGAAGTGTAAAACATTTAACTATGAAAAACTTAGCTTCACTTTTAATCGAGGAACAAAAAATCCTCAAAGAAATTAGCGAGAACAGAAAAAGTTCTAAAAAATTACTGACAAATAATAGACAGTTGAGACAACAACTTTTGGATATTCGTAAGGAAATCGTTGATGATGTCGTCGCCGAAATGAACAACAATAATAAAAGTCTTTATCAAGTGGTCAAGGAATCACTAGGAACAATTGATAGTCGCTACAATAAAATTTATGATTTAATAAATAAGGAGAACTTAAAATGAAAATTAGAACTGACTTCAAAATAATTTATAGAATTAACCCAGACAAACCTGTTGAAATCAAAAATGTGATTCAATATGGACCAATTGGTTCTGACTTTTGGTTCATGGAATTTGAACGAAAAATAAAAGAAAAAAATAGTAATAGCCAATTTGGAAGTAGCGAGGCTGACTATGTGTGGATTCCAATAAAAGATATTCTTAAAATGGAAGCTACCAACCAGGAAATTTTTGATAGCCACAACGACAAAGAAACCTACGTCAAACAGATTTTGACAAAGAACTAGGTATGAACTCCCAGGATTTGAAGATTGCCACTTTAGACCATATTTTATTTAAGGGAAAATTTTTAGTGGCTACCACAGAATCGCTCAATGGTTCAGATGTTTTGGGAATCAATAAAAAAAATCTTGCCTACGAATTTGAAATCAAAATCAGCAAGGAAGATTTGGATAAAGAATTAAAAGCAATTCGATATTTAACTGGCAACGATATGAATATGAGAAGGGCCAGGGCTGCTAATAAACTTCAAAAACACGCTACATATTTGAAGCATAGGTTTGGATATTCTTGGGATACCTATTTCGTTCCCAACACTTTCAGTTTTGTTTTACCACCAGAGCTAATTGATTTTGCGACGCGGGGAATAAGAGGAACTCCCTATGGTCTCTACCGCTACAATAAAGAAAAGAAGATTTTAGAGGTGGTAATTAAGCCAGGGAAAATCCACGCCAAACCAGTCAGTGAAGAAAATTTGGCCAAGATTCATCGGAAGATTAGCACAGAAAATTATTTCCTGAGAGTGGCAAAGAACACTACTTGACAAACTAATTGGAAAGTGTAATAATCCAACTATATGAAAAAAATAATTCTTATCGGAATCTTTTTAACATTTACCTGGGCCAGCACATTTTTTCTTGGTGTTCAGGTTGGTATGAGAGGAACCGAAGCAAGATATAAAGAACTTGCTGCGGTAACTCCCAACTACAACGGCCAACAAATTCAAGAAGCCATCAATCAGTATCGACAATCCCTTGGATTGGTTGAACTAAAAACTGATTCGATTTTATGCAACAACCTTTATGACAGGTATGCCAAAATGCTCTCTGAAGACGCCCTCACTGAAGGCCACCCTGGGTTTGATGAGTGGGCTGACGAAAAAATAAACAATTATGGTTATTCTTTAGTAGGTGAAGTTTTTTCACCTATGCCTACCGTAGAAAAAGTAATGGAAGGGTGGAGTGGTTCTCCTGGCCACAACCTAGCTATTACAAATAAAGTTTACGACAAAGTTTGTACCTACGCAGGGAATCGTGGAGTCGTTGTTGTTTTAGGAGCTAAATAAATATGGAAAATAAATCAACCTCAATTGCTGTTGATGATGTTTCAGGAATCCCCAACGGCGCAGAACTTGTAATCTGTAAAGGAGATAAATTTGAAAAAGTTAAAGTAACTGGAGTCTCTACTCCAACATATAAACATAAATCTAAACTCCACGAATTCATTTTTAACTTAACCAGTAAATTTCTTTTATTTGGTTGGCCCCAACCTAAGGTAGTAAAAGGGGGAACAATTGATATTGAGAGACCAGTAAAGTATTTAATTACTGAAGTGTGGAAGACTGGAGAAAGACCATTAAAGTATAATGGTAAAAAGCCCCAAGGTTACAACATTTATTGTAATGGAATCATAAAGGAATTTCTTCCTTATGGTAATTAACTATGGAACCATACAAAGCTGACCTCAGGGAAATTCGCAAGGGTGTAGCCGAGCGCTGCCCTGTTTGTAAAAATGATTATCGACAAAAGGACGATAAACTTAAAATTGTTTCTTACGGTGCCTACGCCAAATGTCTGTTGGAAAAGCAACTTGGCCGACCCTACATTACCCCTTCTTATGTTTGCAGCTGTGGAAAAGAATATGCCAATAAAAAGAATTTAGAAAGACACCTTGAATTAAAAAATCATTTACCACAAGGAGCTGTTCAAAATGTCCAAGGAAAAATCGACTAAAAATTTTGTACCATTTACTTACGAGGAATTTCTTCAGACTCAACTTCAACTTATTGAGAGTTTTGAAAAAGCGCTCAATGTTCTTTTTATCGAGCTTGTGGCAAATAAAAAATTAGATACCAGACAAGCCCTCATTTCTTTATTGGAAGGTATGAGAAAAACGACCAGCTGGTATTTTAAAATAAATCAGGCAATGTTGGAAAAGAACGGAAACAATGGTAAAAAAGTTCTTAAAAAGAAAATTAGTTTTAATTAGTTATAAAATGCTATTGACAAACTAATTGTATTATATTATATTTCAAATGTATGATAAAACAAAAAAAATTTCTGGTCAACCCAAAGGGCCAAACAATCTCACAATCTTTGGGAATTAAAGAAGATAGGGTTGAAACTATCATCGACATTGCTAGGAAGGCGTATTTGAGCAATGATAATTTTGATGACGCCATGACTTTTATTCATAAGGAAGCCAAAAATCAGGAAGAGTTTTTGTTTGCAGTTCACTGTCTTGGAATTCAAAAGGGAATTACTCTTGGTAAGAAGAAAGCTGAAGTTTCTTTGTCTGTCGGTATCGGTAATTCAAATGGCTCGTTCTGGGCCACCCTTGACGCTCTCGTTGTCTTTACTCTCCTTTTTAGTTTAATAGGAGTCATTATTTCTTTCCCCCGTAATTGGTGGTTGATACCGCTTGATTTATTAGTTTTGGTTCTATTTTTTTTAAGAAGAAAATAATATGATTGATAAAATGATTTTAATGCCAGGGTGGTTGATGGTTAAACCAATTCTCCCTGAAACAAAAACAAAAGTAGGTTTAGAAATTCCCGCTGATTCTGTGGAACAACCACCTTGCGGTGATGTTGTTTCTGTTGGTAGCCCTGTTCTTCATAAAGATGAGTCTTACGAAACTCCAGTCATTGAGATTGGGGACAAGGTTTACTTTCAAAAGTGGGGTGGTATGCCAATGAAGATTGACAACGCTTTTTATTTATTCTTAAAATACTCAGATATTGTATCTGTGATAAAAAAATAATATGGATAATTCAATGTATAAAAAAATAGTCTTTGGTGATGAAGCCAGACAAATACTAATGGAAGGCGTCAATGACGTCGCAAAAGCTGTGGTAACGACCCTTGGACCAAAAGGCAGAAACGTCGCTTTAGCCCGAAGGTACCAGTTTCCTAAGGTTGTCCATGATGGTGTCAGTGTCGCAAAAGAAATAAATTTCAAAGACCAGTTCAAACAGATTGGCGCTATGTTGATTAAAGAAGCTGCCATTAAAACAAATGACTTAGCTGGAGACGGAACCACCACTGCTACTTTAATCGCTCAACAAATTACTATTGCGGGAATGAAAGCTCTACAAACTGGAGCTAACCCAATGGTCATTAGATTTGGAATTGAGAAAGCTGTCAAGGCTGTTATTGCTGAACTAGAAAAGATTAAGACCCCAATAAACAGTAAAGAAGAATCTGTCCAAGTTGCCACCATTTCTGCTGGTATGAAAGAGATTGGTGAAATTATTGCTGAAGCTATTGAAAAAGTTGGAAAAGACGGTGTCGTCACTGTGGAAAGGGGAAACGGAATTGATATTGACGTTGAATATAAAGAGGGTATGCACCTTGACCGAGGTTATGCTTCTCCTTATTTTTCCACTGACAGAGAAAGATTGGAGGCTGAAATTGAAAATCCTTATATCCTTATCACGGATATGCACCTTACCTCGGCCAACGATTTAGTGCCTTTTTTTGAAACCTTTTTAGGTTCAGACTCTAAAGCTGAAAATAAAAATATTGTGGTAATTGCCGACGAAATGGAACCAGAGGCAATGGCTGTTTTAATCGTAAACACCGTTAAAACTAAATTGATTAAGTCAATTGCAATCAAGGCTCCTGGGTTCGGTGACAGAAGATTTGAAATGCTTGAAGACATTGCTGCCGTCACTGGTGCAACTGTTATCAGCAAATCAACTGGAAGGAGTCTTGAAGATATTAAAGTTGAAGACCTTGGCCGAGCTGACAAAGTTTGGTCAGATAAAGATTCAACCAATATCATTGGCGGAAAAGGACCAAAGGAAAGAATTGAAAGCCGTATCAAATTGATTAAAAAACAATTGTCCGAAGTAACTAATGATTTTGATAGAGAAAAACTTGAAGAAAGATTGGCGAAACTTTCAGGAGGAGCCGCCCAAATCAATGTCGGTGCTGCCACCGAGACTGAATTAAAAGAAAAATTGGAACGCGTTCGTGACGCTGTTGGAGCCACCAGAGCGGCCTTAGAAGAAGGGATTGTCCCTGGAGGTGGAGTTGCTCTACTTAGGGCTAGAAACGTCCTTAAAACGCTTCAGGGTGGCAGTGATGATGAAACAATTGGTATCAAGATGGTTTACGACACTCTCGAAAAACCAGTCATTGTTTTAGCTGAGAATGCTGGCCAGAACGGTGGACACGTCGTTAAAGAAATTGAGAAGACAGAAGACAAAAATTTTGGCTACGATGTCTTAAACGACAAGTATGGTTCAATGTTGGAGATGGGTATTATTGACCCTGTGAAAGTCACCAAGGGCGCTCTCCAGCATGGTGCCAGTGTTGCTACTATGATTTTGACTACTGAAGCCCTTGTAGCCCCATTAGATGTTGGAGAAGAAGATGAAGAAATTTGATTTTCCAATAAACTTCAAAGATAAATCAAAGACCCTTTCTGGTTTGTTTTATCTTGAAAAAAAAGAAGTTGATTCTTTAATGGGAAGGTTCCAAGAAAACATTAAAAAAATATCAGAGGTAAATCCTAAATTCAATTTACCAGAAGTTATCCTGGCTGCTTCAAGAGCGGCCAGGAGTCAGGCGGAACTGGCTTACATCTTTTTTAGGGTAGGCAGAGAGCATGAGCAGCAAAATATGGTTCAAGCTGCTCAGTATGCAGAAAAGGTTTTAGCCCCTAAAATAAAATTAGATGAGAAGCAAGAAACCGCTAACTAACATAAAAAAAGGTGACATTCTCGAAAAGGCTGTCAAAGAAGTTTTATTGAAATACTATCCTTGGGTAGAAGGCCCTCCAGTTAAAACAAGATTCTGCCGCAGAGATTACTTTGGTTTATTTGATTTTATGGTGGCCAATAAAGAAGGTGAGATGATTGGGATTCAAGTTTCCTGTCGACCAATTTATGACAAAAACAGAGACTTTAAGGAAGGGTGGAAAAAATGGACAGGACCAAAAGTTTTTGTCGTTGACGCAAAAAAATTTGAAGAGGAACTTTCAAAGACTATTTCTCAACAGGGGTAAGATAAGTTTTTTCACCAGCCCATTTTCTAAATAAATCGTAGGCGGCGTTGAGAATATAGAGGACCATTGTGGCTATCACTAAATTGCTGGGAACAAAATCCATTAAAGAAATTCCATCTTTGCCGACCTCTGATATTACATAGGCCAAATAAAACATTCCTAGGGGCGCTAAGAAGGTCTTCTGGTTCATCAACCATTTATGAAAATCCTCAGCGTTCAAAGAAAATCTTTTGCTGGTGGTAACAATTACTTTTTCTGTTTTTTGGTCGGTCATTTTTATTTCTCCTTTTTAATTTTAATTACTTTAATAATATACCCCTCAATTGAAAATTCATAGTCGGCCTTATTTTCTAACTTATAGGCGTCTATTTTTTGTTGGCACTCCCTGTCTTTATCTGCCAGGGCAGAGGCAAATTGAGATTTGGCCGTCTCTGCGTCCTTTTTCATTTGTTCTATTGTGGCTTTTAGACCTTCGACAGTCTCAGGATTTGATATAGTTGGGGGATTTTGAGGAACACCTATCTCATAATTTACGTTTAATGCCTTACAGATAGCTCGACACAAAGCACTGGCAATCAGTTTTGTGTTGCCTAACAAAACTTTGTCGTGGGGGTCTTGGCATTGTCCCATCTCGATTAAAACACAAGGAGTTTTTGGAGTCAGGTATTTCCACATGTAGTAATACTTAGTGTTGGCATTGGAGCGATTTTTATAAACAATTTTAGTTTCCTTAAAATAAACATCATTGACAACAGCACAAATTCTTTGACTCTCTTTGGTGACGTAGTCGGTAGATGGTTCAGGGAAATCAGCAAAACCACTTCCACTATCGCCAGGATAATCCATATCGCAGTGAAGAGCTATAAACAAATTAAAATCAACTTTGGTTACGGCTGAGTCATTGTAGGCGTTAGCGTCAGTGTGGACGACCTCAATTCCTCGTTCTCGGCACATTGATGCCAACATATCTCCAACGGCTTTGGTGACGATTTGTTCACCTGGAGCGCCTGCTCCTAATTTAAGAGAAGAGTATTGACTGTTTATATGGCCAGATTGTATACAGATTTTCATTTTTTATTTAATGTGTAACTCAATTAGTCTATCAAGTTTTCCGTCCATTTTTACTTGGGTGGTTTTAATATCATTTACACTTTTCTCGAAACTTACCTGTTTTTCTTCAACCTTATAAAATCTTTCAATCAAAGGGTTAATGTTTTCATTTCGGTGTTCAATAGCTTCAATTCGTGAGTTCATATCATCTTGTCGCTTTTCCACGGGAATAAGACGAAAAGTAAGCCAGACATTGAGAGCGAGCAGAATTGAACTGAAAAAGGTGGTAGTCCAAACCAAAGGACTTGCCTTAATACTTTTAACAATAAAATTCTCTGTTGCCATCAATTTAATTATGGCTATTTTTTTTAATTTATGCAACTAGCTAAGGGCTAAACCGCCACCCTGGAAAAATATGGGATTTCCACCACTAGATTTCGACTTTACCGTAGGGTCCAATGTAACATTTATGCTTGGGTTGGTGGAACCAGTATAAGATTTAGAATAGTCCATGTGGATACGCCCAACTCCACCGTTTCCACCTGCACCGTTGTTGGAGTCTCCCGTTCCACCAGAGCCACCTGGAGCAACAATCAAGTTGGTTCCAAGGGTAGCTGTTTCACATTTTAACAAGACAGAACCACCTGCTCCACCACCGCAGGCTCCTCCTGCCCCAGCACTACTAGCGCCAGCACTTCCTCCAACATTTATTGAGCCTGTAATAACTATATTTCTCGCAAAGATAAAGGTAATTCCACCACCTTCACCTGGGTTTTCTGTCGCCCCTGTGGTATACCAATAAGCGCCTTGTCCACCAGCGCCACCAAAATAAATTGTCGTTAAACTAGCTACACCAATAGTGCCACCACCAGCTCCGTAAACCCCTGGAGACTCATTTGAAACACCGTTTGTTCCCGCAGTTGCATGGCCACCACCACCGCCGCCAGGTTTAGCGTCACTCGCCCCATTTTCATTTCCTCCACCGCCAGAGATTCCATTGGCAGAAGTCTGCCTGGCCCACCCAGAATCAGTATCTTCTCCGCAATAACCAACCATATTGCCACCACCATCTTTGGGACCACCTCTATAACCTAATCCATTACAAGAAATCGTTCCACTTATTGTGGCTGTTTCACTGGCAAAATAGGCAGCAATTCCACCATAACTACCATTCCATGCTGGAGGTGATTGGGTTCCAGTGATAGAAAGATTTTTACTCTGAGTAATAAGAATAACCTGAGCGCCAGCTCCATAGGTTCTCATTAAAGGATATTTAAGGGTCATTGACCCAGCTCCATTAGCAGATAAAACTTTATTCACTTCCCAATTACCAGCTCCACTTCCATAAGTTTGGTGAATAATACACAAATAGCCGTCGCCAAAATTCCAATTCCATTGATTTGTACAGGTATATTGACCAGCCGTGCCAGTAGTAGCAGAAGCGTTTACAAGCGTTGGATTAGTTTGGTCTCCAGCCTGGCCTGTTCCAAAGGCTTCGTTCCATTTATCTGTATCGTCTGAGCGAAATTGTCTTTGTGCCATAGTTCATTTTAATCAGAATAAGTTGCTTGTTTGAATCTAACCTGAACACCAATTAGTCTGGCGTCAGCGTCCAAATTATCATTAGCAACATCTCTTCTGAATTCCAAATGAGCCATTTTCCCGCCAGATGGAGTTCCTGCCAAAGTAACATCGCCAGACCACGCAGAAATGTGAATATCGCCTGTAGCGATTAAAGCGTCGGAGACTCCAACAAAAGTACCGTTAGCCTGGTCTATTGCGTCATCATCACCGAAAGCTCTACCGCCAGCCTCTAATTCAAAAGTTTGCGCCGCAGTTCCAGCCGCAGCCGTCCAAATAAATCTAAATTGTATTACTCCACCGTCGTAAGAATCTGGCATTTGAAAATTACAATAAGCCCTTTCTTGGGTTGTTTTATCAAAGTCGAGAACATCATAATCAATATCGTTTGTGCCTGCTTCTATTTTAGCCGAATCAGCACAACCAGAAGTGGTGGTTGGCTTTATAAAACCAGGAGAAAGAGTAATCGTTCTCCAAGGGTCAACACTATTTACTTGGATATTTCCGCCAGTAATTAAATTTATTTCTCCATCTTTAATGAGTAACTGGTCAACAGTGACACCAGCGCCAGCTGTCTTTTCAGTAATGCTGTCGACTTTTAAGGTGTCATCAATAGTTACTCCACCACCAGAGGTTTTTTCAGTAATTGTATCAACCGCTAAAGCAGCCAAGGCCGTCATATCCCTTGGTTGAATTGCCAACTCAACAGAAGTAATTGTGGCTGGTAAAGAATCACCTGCCACAGTAACAACTGTGTGGCCTCCAGCAAGAACAGAACTTTGAACGATAACATCAGTGTTTCCGTTGATTCTTAAAATACGTCCAGCCTGATAATAAGCAGTATGGTCAGCAGATTCAATTTGAAATTCAGTAGTAGAATTTTGGGTAAAAGTTTGAGATGGGTCTTCTGTTATATAGCCTGACTCCAAAGCAAGCACAATAGCGTCCCAATGCAATTGAGAGATTTTTTGTTTATAAGTAGAGTTGGCTTGATGTTCGGTGCCTGTTCCTCCATTGTAAACTCCACGCTCAATAGTAATAACATTTCCAGCAACCCCAGTTACTCTTATTGTTTCGGCATTGTCGGAATCTGGTTCAAGTTCAATATAGGTGGGAAGTTTATTTACGTCGGGTGGATTATTAACAGTAGCGCTAGTAGCAGCGGCAGAAAGGTAAGCAGAAAGGGTTCCGCTTAGCAATCTTTCAGCTTGTGGTAGACGTTTTAATGGCATATCTTTAATTTCATTATATAACTAATTCGTCCCTTTCATAGTCTATATCTTCCACCTCAAACATACCACTCATTGTTTGGACGATACAATGATTGTATTGGTTTCCAGTAATGTTAATTTGGTGGTAAATAGAATATGCCTCAAATTCCAATAATTTTTTAATTACTTGAATTGCGTCAGCAACAGTTTCAATAGTAACCCCTTCATCAAACATAGGTTCATCAAACATGTATTCGCCAATTCCTCCGCCAATGGCAAAGTTCACTGAAGTGGTGTCAACGACTGAAGCACCATCTTTATAAGTAATCAAATCCATTTTTCCCCTAGGATACTTGAATTTTAATCGAGAATGGAAAAAATACTTTAAGACAGTATCTTCACCACCGTCAACCCTCTTTACACGCAAAGAACAAGGAATGCTGGTGCCATCATCGTCGTAAGTATCATCGACTAAAAGTTGAACAATTTTACCTGTGCCGTGTTCTACTCCAAAAAGTTTTTGTTGATTGGTCCCTTTGTCCCAAACTAAGAAAGCGTCGTAATTATAATTGCTCCACTTACCCAGGAACCCAATATAACGTCTATCGTAAGGATAAGCAACTTCTCCATCACAAAGAATGTATTTTTGGTCAAAGACTGAAGCAAACCAATACTCCAAATTACTTTTATCAAGAGCGTCAAGTTTAGGCTGAATTCTGTTGGAAATATCGGTAGTGCGGATAACATTTAGTTGTGAAGGCTCATAACCTAAAATACGGTATCTTCCATCAGAACCTAAGAACATAATATCTTTTTCAAACCTTTGCACGGAATCAGGCGACTTGGTTCCATACTGAGGAATAACAGCTGAGAGAGCTGGTCCACCATCGGAGCCAAAAACAAATTTCCAAATTGAAGTTTCTTTGAAAATAAAAAGGAAATCTTCAAAACCAATCATAGCCGTGACTTCTTCACCATCACCTCTTCCTGGTTTTACCCAGCCACCATTGTCTGAAGGGGAGAAAGACTCCCAATTGGCGCCTGTGCCTCCATAAAAAACAGTATCAGGCTCGGCGTCGTTTCCAGCAACGAATAAAGTATTGGCGTATTTTCCCCAAATATTTCCTTTAACACCGCCAGTGGTATTAAAAGTTGGAACCTCATAAATCAAAGATTGAACGTCAACCCCCTTATCATCAAAACTCATAGTCGCACCAGAGGCCGCCTGGTCGATGAAATTAAGCAAAGTCATTGTTCCACCCTTTACACCCCGATAAATGTTGTAGCCCTTAACATCGGCGTCGGTTTTTCTATTCCAAGTTAAAGTTAAATAATTGGAAGCGTCCAGGGTATTGGGTCCAGTTTCAATAATTGTATTGGAAATTTCAGTTTCTCCATTGTCGGTGACAGCAGTAACTCCGTATTCGTAATTTACTCCATTATCGGTGCCTGTCAGACTAACTGAATTTAAGGTGACGGCAGTAATGTGGTTCCATCTAACGACACTTGTGCCATTGGTTTTGGCCATATAATCTTCTTTGTTACCAAAATAAAACCAACCCCTAAGAAGAATTCCTCTCATTCTTGCGTTAGCGTCCCAAGTCTTTGTAGCGTCAATTTCAGAGATAACTCCGCCTGTGGTTATTTTATAAACGTGGCCAGAAATTTGAACGATTAAAACATTAGTATCAGTAATAGGGTCTTTATAAATTCCCCAACCATTAAAGTCGGTAGCATTGGGAATAGTTGTAAATTCTTGACTGCCTCGACGTGGAAGACGGATAGAGGCGCGACCAATAATTTCTCCATTTATAAGTTCATAAAATTCATCGTCTCTAATTTCGTTGTCTTCAGCAAAAGAATTTTCTCCTCTTGGCCAGCCGTCATACTTCCAAAACCGTGTCCTGGGAGCTGACCCCATTCTCTGTGAATAACGACCTTGTCCTTGCATACCATCATTATACCCACTTTGCCAGACGATTAAAATGTGTTAGCAGTTTCCGTAGCTTCTTCTCACCCTGTTGTAACGGAAAATGTTTGAAACTACTCTCGGCCTATCCTTCATTTTTTTAGAAGCAGCCATTGGCCTGAGATTGTCAATTTCTTCCTTAAAATCAATCAAGGCGTTACGAGAATCATACCTTTGTCTCTTCCCTTCGTGGACCAAATGTTTCATATAAAGAGCAATAGGGAGAATCATTTCGTCAGGAATATCAAAGGCAAGTGTTTCAGTGGAAGCGGTTACAGGGGTGTGGAAGGCGTAGTAAAGCACCTCAATGACCTCAGTGCCATCAATTTCCTTTCTAAAGCCAATCGTTTCATTATCAGGCTCTAAATAGCATTTTTGAGTGGCTGGTGAAGTGACATCGGCTTTTTCATCGTAATCAACGGAGTCAATTTTTTGTCCATTGACCCAAACAGAAACAATCCCTTTTAACGGATTGTAGTCAGAAAATAGAGTAACAAGACTGTAAGTTTGAACACCAGCGGATAAAGTAAGTGTTCCTTTCTTTTTTTCAAAACCCCATTTCTTCATTGACAAAACTTTTCTCACAGACCGATTAAAATAACTGATTCTTTTCGTTCCGTTGTCAACGGTGGACTCATTGAGCATATTACTGGTTTCAGTCAAAAACGCAGCTGGAGTGGTTATCATAACTCAATTATAGCCCGATTTAGAGAAAGAAAGCAATTAAATCTTAGGAACCTCTTTGTCAGGGTGTTTTGCTTTAATGTGGGAGATTAAACCAATCTTCGATTGAGCATTAAAAGCGCAGTAAGGACAGGCTCGGAGAGTATCTTCAGAAGCCTGTTTTGCTTTTTGTTGAAGAGCTTTTCCTTCTGGGGTTGGAGTATTATCAGCTTCCTCTTCCTGGCCTGCAGCAATAAAATAATCAATTCCAAAATACTTAGTATTTTTTAATTTCTCAATAAGCTCTTTATCGTCAGTTTCAAACTGTCCGCCTTGAAAAACGACTTTAAGACCAGGTAATAAAAGTTTTTCTTGGTCTCTGGTTAAAACAAATCTCTTCGCTTGAAGAATAATTTTGTAGCTTTTTTTTCTCGATATGAATATCATAAGAACATGATAAACACAATTTAAGATTCTGTCAAGTGGGTTTACAGTTTACTCTTCTTCGGCTTCTTTTTCTGGTTCAGCGACAGCTGCTATTAGTTCTGGCTCTGAAAGAGAATTTAGATATTTCCTAAAGGCTGGCATGGCGCGGCCCATACCAGCTTCTTTAATGGATTCAACTTCAGAGGAACTTAGACTAGCTAGAAACTTTGCGTACAAAGATTCTAAACCAAATTTCTTTTTTCCTTTTGTAGCCATAGTTTATGTGTAAGCAGTGACACCTTTTAATTGACCGTGGCGATTTTCAGTAGCAAGCCAGAAGCCAATCTCAGAGAGATACTCTTCTTTAATCTTGTCATCACCAGGATTTTGTCTGTCTTTCAAAAGTTTAGTGTCTCGGTTCTTACCGTTACCGTTTAGGTATCTGTAACCGACTCTTTCAACGTCAATGGCAAATGCCATTCCGCCCCAGACAGTGTTCTCAGAGAGAATTCTTTCAAGGACAAAGTTGATTTCGCCGTGAACGGAGAGATAGTTCATAATGCCGATACCGTAGGTTTTATCCTTCGGGAACATTTGCAACTTGCTCTTAGCCCAGCTATTAACTGCGCTTGCGATTAAGCTAGAAAGTAAGCCGAATTTCTTGTCACCACCGTGCTGGAAGACATCTCCAACCCAATCTTCAAATTCAGATTCGGTGAGAGTTCCATTGGAATCAGAGGTAACGTTGGTTGACATGAAGTATTCCAAACCTCCAGTAGCACGAATAGGTTCATCGGTGCCAGAAGTAGAGGTATCTTCTTTAGGTTCACCAAAGAGGAAAGCTCTTTCGATGTCTTTCATGTGAACGTCAAGATGTTCTTTTCTTAAGGTAGCTAAATCATCAGGTCCACCGTAGACTTCAGTTGCAGCACCAGTTTCAGTGATGTCGATAGGTTCACGGAAGATTTGGGTATAATTAGTTTTCTTTACTTTTTGAGTAGTGAGAGCAGCTCGAATTGAAGCACCTTCAGCGTTAGCATTACCGATTATCACTAAGACATCATCGTTGGCTAAAGCCTGAGCAGCAGTATCACCCCAACCACGGGAAATAGTCAAAGTGTTAGTGCTAACTTCAGTAACACGGAATTGTTCACCAGCAGTGACATCACGAACAACATCACCAGCTCGGAACTTAGTACCATCATCAACTACGATTTGGGTAGCCGTGGTTGCATAACCAGTTGAATAATTGATAGCGTCTTGTCGAGATGGGTGTTCTTTTTCAAACCAGCGATATTCAGGATCAATGACTCCGACTTTCTTTAATTTACGAGCGAAAAAGGCCAAGACTGCGTAATCCGCAGACACGTACCACAATTTGTCCGAATGGTCGAACTTGCGTGCGTCTTGACTAATGTTTTCTGTTGAGCGTACTCCGTTTATGTTTGACATATAATTTAATTTAGAATCTTCAAAGATACTTGTCAACACCCGATAAAAACTGGTATCATGTGTCTAGTATTTAACATCTAGGTATGAAAAAACAAAAAAACGATATTTATACAACAGTTTTGTGGAGAGATAATCACCAATGCACTAATTGTGGCAGCACTAAAAGTATTGCTGTTTATTTAGAGAATGTTGACCTTCCTCCTGTTTTGAACAATCTAAAAACCTATTGCATTGCCTGTATCTGTGATAAAAGAAAAATTAAAACCAAAGTCCATAACCCATCTCCAAGCCTAATCCAAGAGTTAAGAGACAATGGAATTCCAGACATTGAAATAGCCAAAAACTTTTTAGGGTGTAGCCGACAACGTCTCTATCAAATAATGGAAGATTTCACTAAAGCTAAAAGAAGACTTGGTATTCGTTAAAAGATAACTCCGCTTTTCTTTTTGACAGCCATCATAGCGTCAATATCATCACCAACAGGGTCTTTACCTTTATTTGAACCACCGTTTAATTGTGGTGTGCCAGGAATTATTTCAACAGGGTCCTTTTGACCTGGAGCTGGAGAAGGATTCCCGCCAATAATATCAGCAGCTAATTTCTCATAATCAGCATAATTCAAATCAACATACTGTTTATTTTCTGCCTTAGCTTTGGCACTTCTTCTATATTTCTCTCCATAAACAGCCCTCTCAAATCTGTCAGCAACATCGTCCTTTTTAAGAATTGGGAATTTAGTAGTAAGTTTATCCCAAATACTTTTAGCTGCCTCATCTGCTTTGATGGCACTAACTCTTTCCTCACTTTCTTCTTGAATTGACCTTTTTAAGATTCCAAACTGAATGGCCCCAAGACTACCACCAGCCATACTTCGTTGAAGTTCAACAATCACTTTGGTTAAAGTATCGTGAAGATAGTTCTGAATATCAAAAGAGCCTTCTTTGTCTTTGTAGGCGTCAGGATTTGGAACCTCAATTTTAACCAATGGCTTTGAAACCATATTGAGGACGTGTTCATTCAATTCTTTATTTTGAGTTGTTCTGTCAATAGCTTTATTGATTGATTCCAATTTTTCTTTTTCGATTTCCTCAGCAGTTTTTTGAGGAGAATTTTCAGGATTCTCTGGGTTCTCAGGATTTGGTTTTTCGGGAGTAGGATTCTCAGGTGTAGGGTTCTCAGGATTTTCGGGAGTTGGGTTTTCAGGATTCTTAGGTGTAGGGTTCTCAGGATTTTCGGGAGTTGGGTTTTCAGGATTCTCAGGTGTAGGGTTCTCAGGGGTTGGATTTTCAGGGTTATCTAAATTTTCTGGCGTAGACAAAATATCTTGCGCCTGTTGTCTCTCTTCGGAAGGAGTTACAATTCCCGCCATAAAAGAAGGAATATCTGAAGAGGGAGTTGAGCTTGGAGCAATTTCTGTTCCGTTGTTTTTTGTTGGGTCCATAAAACAATCTTAAACACAAAAAGGAAAAGTGTCAAGTGGGTTTACATTACCTGGCGAAGATTTGGAAAGTTTTTTCTTCTGTTAAATCAACAGATGTGTCAATTTCAATCACGTCTGTTGGTAACAAAATAAATCCTACTGTCACGGAAGATAAGGCATTTTCATTAAGTGCGCTTGATTCCAAAATCGTAGTCCCCAAACTATCTTTAATTCTCAAAACGTAAGTGGCACCAATACCATTAAGAGAAGGAGCGCTTACTAATAATTTATTTACAAAACCACTTTCACCAAAGGCTATTGAATCAACGTCGTTGATATCTCCACCAGTTAAAAATCCTCCAGTTCCGTCCCAATCCAAATGGTCGTCGTCTTCTGCTTTTGCAATTAAATTACCAGCCAAACCAGCTACTTTTGCAGTCACGGTCACAGCATGTGCTGTCACCGCCCCACAAGTTACGTCTGGGTGAGCTACTGTTCCAGTTCCATATTTGGTCCCTTCACCAGCCTCACCATTGATAGCTGCTTTCAAATTTCCAAGAGTCGTATCTGCGTCAGCTCCTATCAATACTTCATAAGGAATAGCCGCTGGGTCAGTAGTTAAGGCGGAAACAAAGGTATAAATTATTTCTCCAATAGTCACTTTTTTCCCAGCAGTTACCTGAGTATTGTCAGAAGTCAAAACAGCTGAAGCCGATGTATCAGGTTCATTCAATACCAAAGATATTTTTGTTGGAAGAATTGCTTCTCTATTTATACCACCCATAAAATCATTCTATCACCTTTTTATTTTGTTTTGTCAACCAGTCTCTTTTTGTTCTCGACAAAATCAGGAAACCACCTGACCCACTCGCTTTGCATATCCTTGCGATAAAAAACAATCCCATCTTCTATTTTATAAAGATGAGGCGGGTGAAGTTTAATTCCGTGAGAGAAATTGTCCCTATGAACTTTACACTCAGCCATTCTGGTTGACTGGTCTATAATTTCATATCGACATTTGACAGCTTCAGCTTGAGTTAAACGAAAAGAAACCTGCTCTTTTGAGGTTTCAATTGTTCCCATTTTCTCGGCAACTTTCCAAGCCTGAGCTAAAGGTGATTCGGATTTTGGTTTAATTAGTGGTCTCATTTTATTTTTTGAGCCTCTTCGTTTTCCTGAGTCGCTTTCTCTACCATAAAGATAGCGTCATCAAAAAACTTTCGACTGTCCTCTATCATTGATAATAAACCATTTTGAAAGCCCATGTAATAATCAAGAGATTGTTGATTATCTCCCTTCCTAAATTCGGGGTGTCTTAAAGCAGCATATCCAATTTTTTCACATTTTTGGAGAAATTTTACAAAGTCTGAGTACCCTTCTGAATCGCAAAGTTTGGAGACCCTAAGGTTTCTTTGATAAACTCTTTCTTTTGCTTCTTGAATTCTTCCATCTTCTTTTTCTCGTAATCGTTTTCGTAGTGAGCTTTCCACTCTTCGGCTGATTTTGGCTTCATTCCAAAGGCTTCTGGTGAAGTTTCCAAGATTTCTCCAGGTTTGGTGTCGTCTACGTTTAGCCTCCAATTCGGAATTTCTCTCAGACTCAGAAACGGAATCCCTCTTTTCCCTGTGCCAGAACATTTCTCGCACTTTAGTGAACCAGTTTTTATTTTCTTTGGTAGCCATAAATTATTTTTCCAACCACATTTGGAACAAGTAAACTTAACATTACTTAGATTATGACACTTTGGACATAGTTTTACAAGTTTCTTTGTCCCATTTGATTTGAAAACCCAGGTTAAAATCAATTCAACTTTTGGGTGAATTAAACAAAATTCGGTCATTGTTGAGGTATATTTTCAACTGGAGGTAAATTTCCAGCGCCCATAATCGTTTCTAATGGATTTGGCTGCTCTACGGCCCCCTGGTCGCTTTGCATTACTGGACTTGTCCCTGGTTGAGGGGGTACTATTGGAGCGCCGCCAGGAACTTCAATTGGAGGATTTTGAGGATTTGCTTCAGCTGGAACCTTTTCTTTCTTGCTACGAGCCTCTTGAATCGCTTTAATCCAGTAAGGAGCGTCAGTAATTCCATATCCTTGCAAGTATTTTAATAAGAATTTGTCGTAAACTTCAGAAGGTATTTGAGCAAAAGGTCCTTTCTCTGAAACAAATCTATCAGCCACGGAATTTAATTTCATAGCTTCTGCCTGTTGGTCAATAACAGCTGAAGCGTTTGGCACAACCCGAATATCAATAAATCCTTTTATTGATTTCAAATCAGAAACTTTTGCACTTCTTTCCACAATTTCACCAAATTGACCAAGCATTCTCTTTGTTCTGTCTTTATCCAAAAATTGCCTGGACATCTCCAAAATAAAATATCCAAGAGATTTAAGAGCAACCTTTTCAAACATTCTCGACTTAACAATAAATCTAGCATTGGCAGCTTCTTGAACCAACCTCAAACCTCCATAAGTTCTTCCTGCTAAAGTAGAGCCTTCATCTCCTTTAACATAATCATTTACTCCTGTGACACGTTCAATTATTTTAATCAACTCATTGGCTTCAGTGAAGGCGTTGCCAGTGACATCATTTCCTTTAATAGCCTTGACAGCCCTATCAACATCGGTGACTGAGGTAATTGAATTTGGAACAGGAACGAACTCATCATCTTCAGAAATATAATTTGAATTGACCAACCAAAAATTAAGCATTGATTGAACCAAGTTATCGTAGCGCATATTCCACAAATCAGTGACGCCATCTTCCATTTTTTTAATAGCGTCAATAACGCTTCGATTAAAATAAGAATGAGGCATTGGAGTGTCCCCGACAAAAATGAAGGGGTCAAACATACAATCGTAAGGACTTCTCATTCCACCCTCTGCTGTCAATTGATGTTTTTCATTGACAAAAACGTGGACAATTCCGTTTTCCCACATTTTGTCGACAATTAAAAGAGGAATTTTATCATCATCAGTAGTCAATGTTTTTTCTCCACCTGGGTCAGCAAAAAGTTCATAGTAGTCTTGCATAAAATCTTTTGGAATTTCAGAGGTAAAACCACCTTTTCCTTCATCAACTAAAGCAGCAATTTCTTGCATTTTTGCTTCGTTATAACCAAAAGCCTCTGCCTCGGAAGCTAGTTCTTCAAAAGTCATATAATCACGCTCGATTTTATATCTCATTCTTCCTGGCATATCAAAACCTTTGTCGGGGAAAAATAAGAAAAAAGGTTTGTGTTTAATATCAAAATCGTCTAAAACAGGGGAATCTTTTAATTTTTTGGTCCACCTAACGTCACCTTCCTTGTTTACTTCTTTAGCCGTCTTCAAAACATCGACTGCGTTTTCTTCTTCAACAATTCCAGCTGGTTCCAGGTTGGCCAAATACATTGCCGCCTTTCTTGTTTCTCGGCGCCACAAAGGTCTTAAAACAGCATTTCCAGTGATAATAGCTTCCTTTACCCCTTTCAATAATTTAAGGTAAATAGGCTCGCCTAGTAACTCTAATTTTGGATTTTCATATTCAATTTGGATAATTGATTTCGCAGATTGTTCATAAGGCACGTCTTCTGGTTCCTCAGCTATGGCAGTATATTCAGGGTCTTTACCAATAATTCTTGGAATAGTTGTCTCCACAATATCATTTGAAAGAGGAATAACCATTGTTGATTGAAACGGATAGTCACCCTCAGAAATACCACCAACATCAAGCCGACCCAAATAGTGCTTATAATTATCAATTGACCTTGTCCAGTGTGGTTCACAAAAATCTCTCGATTCCTTCAGCCTTTTTTTGTATCTGTCTAGTGTTGATATTGTTTTGCTTGTGTAATTCATTTTTTGAATACCCTATAAGGGACCATTAACTTTTTTTTCTTTTTTACTGGCCTCTCACCATCATTATACATTTTTTTGTCACGTGTTTCATAGTTGTCAAGTAACCACAAACCCATAGCAATTGTCTTGATTCTTTGGCCACTTCCGAAGCTCATTATGAGCCTGTCCTCCTCAACCCCAATCAATTCTGCCATCTCGTTTAACAAAACATCATCAGGTATTTTAACGTGGACACCATCAACCAATCCCTTAAAATAATCAATAGCCAGTGGTAAGTTTGAAGAAGAAATGACGATACCTTCCTCTAAAATTGGTCTACCTTCTTTATCTGGCTGCATACATAAAAGATTTGGATAATTTCTTTTTTGAAGCTCAATATAAATTGCCTGGCCTTCATTGTTTCTATCGTGAACAATTTGAGCATTGTTAAAGAATCTCCCAGCTTTCTCAATTAAAGAAACCCAGGCTAGTGCTGTCAAATCTCCCTCTATCTTTCCAACAATTTCGCTGGTGTGCTTTTCAATTATGTAGGCGACAGACCTTTCTGCTCTGGTGCAAAAAAGCATAAACCTCTCATCTTTTCCAAAGAAAGGTTTCCCAGATGTCGCAAAAGTATTATCAAAAGCTCCTTCAACTGGTCTAAAAATATGAACAAGAGAATTATTCGCAAATCTAAAAACTGGTGGATTATACCCAAGTAAAACAATCTTCCTTGAAGCTGTGATATTTTTCAAATGCTCCACCAGAGCATTATTGGCAAAAAATCCCTTATTATCTTTCAATTTAGCGTCAAACTCTTTTAAGACACCAAGAGCAAACCAGGAAGCCATCAATTCATCTCCTGCGTGTTGGTCGTCGGTATAAATAGACATTTGATAAAGAAGGCTGGCTATCCTCTTGTAATAATCAGGATTTTGCATTCCGCCTGGAATAATTACTTTTCCTTGTTCTAAAAGCATGGCAATGTGCGCCAAACCTGTTTCTTCTGAGTATTTCTTGATACCAGTAGTATGAAAACCTTCTATTGGAATTTCGTCATTAGCAAGCTCTTGCCTCAACATATCCTGAAAGGCAACGTTTTCAACACGAATCTTTACTGGCTTAAAAGCATAATACATATCCAATACTCGCTGTTTTGTTTCTTCAGGAGACCATCGACCAGATTCAAGGTAAAGCAAAATTCTCTCTCTCCTGTCGCTCAAACCCCAGACAGCAATAGCAGTTTTGTCGGCAGTGTTTCTTTTTGAAATAGCCAAATCAACTCCAATTGCCACAATCAAATGACCCCAGGAATCGTAGACTGGCTTTAAGTTGTCCCATTCAGGAACAAGAGTTTTTGAACCGCCTTTGTCAGTAGCCTCTTTCAAATACTGTTCCTTAAACAATCTCTCTTCCTCGCTCATTGGTTCATTCAAGTATTGACGCATAAAAGAGGAAGCTGACCCCTTGGCCCTTTTCTCCATCAATTTTTCAAAATTCCATTTATCTGGCCACAAAGTTCCATTCTTAAGTCTGCTCCAAAGGTGGTATCTCTTGACCAATTCCTCTGATAGTAAATCTTGAATCCTAAGTGCCTGAGGAAATTGATGAAGATTATATGGAAGATACAGTTTATTTCCACCTTTAGTAGTGTCTCCTCGGTCAATAAAATAACCAGAATGATAAACAAGAGCTTTCAGTTTTACTCGAACATCGTACTCAGTATTGTTCAAAAGTGTGTCGTAAATATCGTTCTTGTACCAAATGGTCCCAGCTACAACCACCCTTCCATTATCTTCCAAAATTGGTAACAAAACATTTTCCCACCACTCCAATGTTTTCTGCCTCATTCTCGGAGTCCTGGCGGTTTCAAGGTCAATAATATCATCGGCGATAATAATATCAGCACGCTTGGAAATCATCTTGCCGCCAAGACCAATAGCTGCAATTGTAGGGTCTTTCTCCATTGAAGAACGATTTACAATCATTGCCTTTTCACCCCAGCAGATCGTGACTGGGAAAC